TTAGTTGAAATATTTGGTAAACCAGGTGTGGGTACCACAGATTATCACTACGAAACGTGGTATGCAGCATCAAATTTCTTATCATACGGTGGTAAGTTAGACATAGTAAGATGTGTAGGTGGTGACCTCAATACAGCAAACGTCGCTGTTGGTTTAGCAAATACTACTCTTCTACTCGAAGGATTAGAAGATTACAATAATAACCAAGCGGATGATACCAACTGGTATTTTGCTGCTAAGAATCCAGGTCACTGGGCAGAAAATATAAAGGTAGCAGTCATTGACAATGCTGCTGACCAAATAATTACACCAACACTTGAGACTGGTTCACTATCAGGAGCGAGCACCAAGGTTGGATTCGGTGTAACGCAGGCGTTGACAGGAGTTACTGTTGGGGTAGGTACAACTGCTGCAGCAACTGGTATCTTGAAAGGTGTTATTACTGCTAAGACTGCAACAACAATCGAAGTAAAGGTTGTAAGTACAGTCATAGATGGTTCAGAAACATTAGTTGAGTATCAGCAAAACTCACAGTTTGAATTCAAAACAGGCACGATGCTCAACATCGTGAATAACTCAGGTACAACTGTAGGTAAGAGTTCAACAATTACATCTGTTGACTGGTATAATAGCCAGAACATACTAACAAGTGTGGCAGATGGTGGTTCAGACTTCTCTACTGTCACATGGAGATCTGTACTCAATAAACCAAAAACAAATAATTATGTATCCAGAAGAGACGGTACAAACGATGCTGTGCACGTTGTTGTTATTGACGCTGGCGGTGGAGTCACTGGGGATGTCGGATCAATTTTGGAGAAGTTTCCAAACCTATCCAAGGCGAAAGACGGTGTAGCATCAGGTAATGAGTCAATTTACTACAAAGATTACTTAGCAAACAATTCAGAGTATATCTTCTCTGGACAACATGTTACAGCAGCAGACGATTCACATCATGGAACACTCGTGTTACCAGGTGGATTTACAACTGGATTCACATCCATAACATCTGCTGAAGGGTCATGGGGTCAAGATGCTAAGAACATCAAGTTTAGTTCTATTGGTAACCAAGGTTACTCACTCACAGGTGGACTTGACTACACAGGCGTAGGTGTTTATAATGCACCACTAGGTAACATTCTAACTTCATACGATAAGTTTGCAGATCCTGTAGATAGTGACATTAGGTTCTTACTACAAGGTGGATGCTCTGGGTCAAAAGAAGAAGAACAAGCAAAAGCAAATAAACTTATACAATTAGCAGAAGGAAGAAAGGACTGTGTTGCGGTGATATCACCTAACAGAGGATCTGTGGTGAACGTCACAGACTCAGCACAGCAGTTGTCAAACGTCTTATCATTCTTTGCACCTCTCACATCATCCTCATACGTGGTATTCGACTCAGGATTCCAGTATGTGTATGATAGGTTCAATAAAAAGTTCGTTTACATGCCATGCTCATCCGATGTTGCAGGTTGCATGGTAAGAACAGACAGAGACTTCTTCCCATGGTTCTCACCAGCAGGTACAACCAGAGGTGGATTGAACTTTGCAATCAAACTTGCATTCAATCCTGGTTTAGATGCAAGAGATCAGTTGTATTCAAACAGAATCAACCCAATCACATCAAAACCTGGTGATGGTATCATACTATTTGGTGACAAGACAGGTCTTTCTTTTGAATCTGCATTTGACAGAATCAACGTTAGAAGATTGTTCATCACAATAGAAAAAGCGATTGAGAACGCTGCAAAGTCAGTTCTATTTGAACTCAACGATGCAGGCACAAGATCAAACTTCATCAACATTGTTGAACCATTCCTAAGGGATGTTCAAGCGAAGAGAGGTATTCAAGACTTCTTACTCATATGTGATGATACGAATAACACGCCAGACGTTATTGATCGCAATGAATTTCTTGCTGACGTATTCGTCAAACCTGCAAGATCAATCAACTTCATTGGTCTGACTTTTGTTGCTACAAGAACTGGAGTTTCCTTCAGTGAAGTTGTAGGAACTGTGTAATAGGAGACCCACACAATTATGGCATTAAACACAAACATTTTTTCGGTTCCCAACAACGAAAGATCAATTGATTCATTCAAGGCAAGACTCAGACAGGGTGGTGCTCGTCCTAACCTCTTCGAGGTTGAGATGGACTTCCCATCTGGTGTAGGCATTTTTGACGAGGATATTGATGATACGACTCATCGCATGATGATCAAGGGAGCACAGTTACCTGCATCAAACATACAAGAAGTTGTTGTACCATTTAGAGGTAGACAACTCAAAGTGGCAGGTGACAGAAGATTCGATCCATGGACAATCACAGTCATCAACGACGGTGATTTCAAACTTAGAGAAGCGTTTGAGCGTTGGGCGAACTTTATTATCAAGGTATCTGACGGATCAGGTACGATCACTCCATCAGATTACTTTGCTGACTGGGTTGTCAACCAACTTGGAAGAGCACAAACTGACATCAACGTGCGTGGTGATCAAAGTGGTGCAACACTACCAGTGCTTAGAAGATACAAAATGCATGGATGCTGGCCAAGTCTTGTAAGTCCGATTGATTTATCATACGATACACAGGACACAGTAGAAGAATTCCAAGTTACCCTCCAAGTCCAGTGGTGGGAAGCATATGATGGCAATTCTAACGATTCTGTGGTATAATACATAGAAAAGCAGGTAAAATATTATGGCAAAACTCTTTGGATTCTCTATTGAGGATTCAGATGATAAGAAGAAGAAAGGTGTAATCAGTCCAGTTCCTCCTAATAATGAGGACGGGGCTGATTATTTTCTATCGTCAGGTTTTTATGGGCAATACGTTGACATAGAAGGAGTCTTTCGTACAGAATTTGATGTAATAAAGAGATATCGTGACATGGCATTGCACCCAGAGTGTGATACTGCCATCGAACATGTGGTAAATGAAGCGATTGTATCTGATAGTAATGACAGTCCAGTCGAAATCAACTTAGATAATCTCAATGTAAGCGAAAATCTCAAGAAAGTTGTAAGAGAAGAGTTCAAAGGTGTCAAAGATCTCCTCCAATTTGACAAAAAGGCACACGAAATTTTTAGAAATTGGTATACAGACGGTAGAATCTACTATCACAAAGTGATAGACATGACAAAACCCGACGAAGGGATACAGGAAGTAAGATATATTGATGCTCTCAAATTAAAATACATGAGAGTTAGACCATCAAAGGAAAAGGGTGCAAGAGGAGCAGAGGGAATACCTGTTTTACCTTATTCTGGCGAAGAAACAATCACAAAAGACGCTAAGATAGAGGAGTTTTACACATATTATCCACAAGGCATGGCACAGAAGTTCGGTTCTGTTGCTGGTAAGGGTGTAAGAATAGCAAAAGATGCGATTACTTTCGTGCACTCAGGTCTTGTTGATAGAAATAAGAAAATTACCCTGTCATATCTACACAAAGCAATCAAAGGTCTCAATCAACTGCGTATGATTGAGGATTCTTTGGTGATTTATAGATTATCAAGAGCACCAGAGCGTAGAATATTCTATATTGACGTAGGTAATCTACCTAAGGTGAAGGCAGAACAATACCTCAGAGATGTGATGGCGAGGTATCGTAACAAATTAGTATATGATGCAAACACAGGAGAAATAAAAGATGACAAAAAATTCATGTCGATGCTCGAAGACTTCTGGTTACCAAGAAGGGAAGGAGGACGAGGTACTGAGATCTCTACGTTGCCAGGTGGACAGAATCTTGGAGAACTTACGGACATCGAGTACTTCCAAAAGAAATTATACCGTGCATTGAACGTACCTGAGTCAAGAATAGGTGCAAATGACGGATTCAATCTTGGTAGATCATCAGAGATCTTACGTGACGAACTTATGTTTAGTAAGTTTGTAGGTAGATTGAGAAAAAGATTTAGTGGTTTATTCATTGACATACTCAGAACACAATTAATACTAAAAAATATTGTGACACCTGAGGACTTTGACAAGATGGCAGAGCATATACAGTTTGATTATAAGTATGACAACCATTTTGCAGAACTTAAAGACCATGAGTTGATGACAGAGCGTCTCAACATCATGGTTGCGATAGAACCATACATTGGCACATATTATTCTAGAGATTATGTCAAGCGTAAAGTCTTACGTCAGACAGATGAAGAGATACAAGAGATGCAACAAGAGATGGAAGAGGAGAATGAAGCAGGTATTGGCGTACCACTTGAAACTCAGAACCAAATGATGCAAGGAGCGATAGACGCAGAGAAAGAAAGGCAGGGTGCATTAGGTAAAAATAGCACAGAAGCAAATCTTGATGGTGCTAAGAACGGAGGTCGCACAGAGGCACCTGAGATAGACATCAAGAAGGCGAAGATATAAATATAACTAGCGTTTTACAAAATTATAATGGATTCTGCTGAATTTATTGATATGGTCGCACAAGATGCTCCATCTGCGGAGATATCTGATGCATTGAAACAAATGATGTTTGCAAAATCTGCTGAGTTCGTGGACGCAGCAGCACCAGAGGTCGCCAAAACACTATTTGGTGAACCAGAAGAGGGTGATGATGTCGAACCAGAAGCAAACGCTGAAACTGAACAAGAACCTGAACAGGAAACAGAAGTAAATGACGTGCCAACCACTTAAATTAGTATCAGATATTGGAGAACTTGGCAGTGCCAACGCCACGTCTGC